TTGTCAACACAGTTCTGTCAGCCACCCAAATCCAGGTTACTCGTGGAATTGGTTCAACTGCCGCAGCAATTGCTGACAACGTTAACCTTTACCAAACTGGTAATGCTTTCGAGGAAAGTAGCACTCGTCCGAATGCATTGGCAATCAATCCAGTTCGCATCACCAACCTGACTCAGATCTTCCGTAATAGCTGGGCAGTTTCTGGTTCCGCCCAGGCTACCCAAGTTATTGCTGGAGAATCCACTGTTGCAGAAAGTCGCATGGAGTGTGCAGCTTTCCACGCAGCGGATATTGAGAAAGCACTCTTTTTCGGTACTAAGAGTCAGGGAACTCGGAATGGCCAACCTTTCCGCACTATGGATGGTCTGCGTGCAATCGTAGGTAATATTGCCTACTACCCTGCCTCCTATAGTGGTGTTAACATCACTACTGCTGGCGGTACTACTAACTTCACCCAACTGGAAACTGCTCTTGATCCTGTTTTCAATCAGGCAACTGATCCAAAGGTTGGTAACGAGCGCGTTCTGTTTGTTGGTGGAGCTGCCCGTAAAGTTCTGAATAACATTGGTCGCCTCAATTCCACTTACTATATCCAGAACGGTGCAACTAGTTACGGCCTGCAGTTTGGCCAATTCAACATTGCTCGCGGTACTTTCCGTATGATTGAACATCCTCTGTTCAATAGCAATGCTGACTGGAGTAAGTACGCTTTCGCAGTTGATCTGTCAACTTTCCGTGTTGCTTATCTTGGCGGTCGCAAGACTAAGAAGGAAGACATCATGGATGGTAACGGTATTGATGCAGTTGGTGGCTCACTCACAACTGAAGTTACTTGTGTTGTGAAAAACCCGCCCGCTAATGCACTCATTACCAATCTGACTGCGGCGGCTGCTGGCTAATCATTCCTAGGAGTTATTAAAATGGCTGTAATCCAAGTTAATACTCCTGGGATGCTAACCACCGACCCAGGGTATATTTCTAGCATTACTGTTCGTACAGGTGGAGGTGGTTCAGTTTTAGTTCCTAACGCAACTACTGGACAAATTACTGTGGACGCTCCTGCTGCCACTAAGTTAGTTCAGGACATTTCTAAGTTCAAACTCATCACGGGCTAATTCCTCCTGAGGGAAACTGGTTTCTTGTAAGGGTTCCCAGACAGAAAAACCCTTACTACTTCCCCCTACCAGGAGATTAAATCATGACCACTGAAACTGTTGAAACTCCCACCAAGCGCCTTTATTGGGCGACAATGCCTTTTCTGAATTATGTATTCAAGAAGGGCAAGATGGCAGTATTTAAGCACCATCGCTACGCCACCGACGATCCTGCCGAGATTGAAGAACTTGATGCAGAAATCGCAGGTAAACATCCACAGATCTATTTCAAGGCAGATCAGAAGTTCCTGACTGCTGAGATGGAAGATCCGATGAAGGCCCTTCGTGCTAAGTTCTTTGCAGAATTCCAAGCACAGCAAGCTGCCTTTGTTGACCCCAATAATGACATGGGAATTTCAAAGCAAGAACAGATTCGCCCACAATCTACAACTGATATTGCTGCCGTAGCTGCCGGCGGCGACGCAACACAGGCTGCTGCCAAACTTGTGGAACTTACCAAAACTATGGCGGCCGCAGCCACCGGAACTTCCAAGAAGTAAGTAGCCATGAACCTGACCGAATTACAGTCTGAAGTCTACACCCAAACTAACCTTCCTAGGTTAGTAAATGAAACTTTGGCTGCAATTCGGTCAGCCACACTCAAGGTTCATCAACGAGATTATTTTTATCGTGACCTAAAAGAAGTTGCCATAGACCTGGGAACTGAAGAATATGTACAAAGTTTCGAATACAAGAATCTTTTCCCTCGTTGGCGGGCGTTAAAATATATTCGTCGAGCCTTAGCTGATGGATCAGTAGTAGCTCCCTCTCTGGAAGTGATCTCTCCAGAAAACTTTATGGATAGTTACAACATCGCACGAACAAACGTAGCGTATGTTGCAGGCGACTATCTACAAATTAAGTGTGCTGAGAAACTTCGCTATGCAGTTCTCGGCTTTTATCAGAATCCAGCAATCACAAATGCAGGCTATAACTCCTGGATTGCTGAGGACCACCCATATGCTATAATCCACGAGGCTGCTGCAATAATCTTTGCGAGCGTCGGGGACGATTCACAGGCCAGAAATCAGAAACTCTTGGCCGCGGAATGCTATCAGGCCCTAGTTGCCACAAATGTTCAAGGAATAGGATATTAAAATGGCAGTTACTATTTGGACTCCCTGCGCTTCTTCTGAGTCAGTAAATTATTCTCAATGTGCTGACATTCGAGATTACGGGGCTCTAGGAAATGGTTCGGAAGATGACACAGCTTCAATACAAGCCTGTATTGATGATAATAATTGTGTATATATTCCTGAAGCCCCAGTTTATTTTCTTGTAAGTAATCTGGATTTGAAGGCCAATTTAACCATTAGAGGGGCTGGGCCGGGGCTTGCAAAACTTTATCAAGGAGCTGCAACTGGCCTTAAAGGCCTTTTTTACGTTGACAGTGGCTCGGTTAGCAGTACAGTAGACAACATAGAAATCACTGGCCTAGATATTCTAGGACGTGTGGAGGCAGACGGCTTCTGGGAATTTTATCATCTAATAACCCTTCATGGAGTTAAGAATGTAAAGATCCACTGGAACAATATTCGTGGGTTCCAGGGGGATGGTGTTTATCTAGGAACATCAAATACTGCTGGCATTGAACGCCATAATTATGATGTGCACATCTATAATAACCTATTTGATGGCCTCACTAAAAATAACCGCAATGCTATTACTGTTATTGACGGTGAGCGAATTCACATTCATCACAATCATTTCACTCGCTGCACCAAGAACACTATGCCTGGGGCAGTAGATATAGAGCCCAATAACTACTCTTTCCACTACATCAAGAATATTTCTGTTTGCGATAATACATTCTACGACAATGGGGGTAATGTAGGTAATATTGCTTTTGTGGGCGGAGATGCAACTACGCGCCCCACAAACATTATCGTAGCCCGAAATCAATTTCAAGATTCTGTTACATCTACAGCACACGCTGATGTAGCTGTCGTATTTACGGGAGTGCAGGTAGATAACGATACTCCCAACATGAACATTGTAATTTCTGACAATGTAAGTTACAGTGGATCAAAACCTTTTGAACTTCGTGGTGTGAAGGGCGTTAAGATTCACCATAATCAGTTTTATAACTATACATCAGATGCAGTTCTAGGCCTAAGTGCCGACACAGACTACATTCACAATGTGGTAGTTAGTCACAATACTTTCCACAAGTGTGGTAATGTAAGTAACCAGGCTGTTGCAGTATACAAAGCAGAACGACTGACTTTCTCTGATAACTTATTCGACGATTGTGGTGCAGGTAATGTAAGTTCAAGTGGCATCCTACTAACTGATACTGGCGTTACCCGAGGAATTCGTTCCTACCGAAATATTTTCCGCAGCCCCTCAGATATTACTCGTTATGCTTATCGTAAAGCTGTCGGCCATGTATCTGCAGATACTACCAATGTACAGCTAAATGATTCTTTCTATGGCGGTCCAACTTATGACCTTGCCAGCGGATTGCTAGCTGTTGAGACCAATAATCAACTGCTGGCTTATGAACCTACCGTAGCTGGTGGAACAACTCCTGGAGCTCCAACGTACACTGTACGATACGGATTCTATCGTAGGGAAGGTAATATTGTCTATGTATATGGTTACGTCGCATGGTCTGCCCTAGGAGGTGCTGCAGGTGGTCTAAATATCTCTCTGCCCCTGACTGCGTTCCCTAGGAACTCTAATCCCGCAATCCCGAATGGTTCAGTAATTGTCTCCGGCGGAACCGGATTTACTGTTGGCAATAAATCTTTTGTGCCCTACCTAAATGATCAACAAGTGGTAGGCTCAGTCACTGGAGCAATTCGTATTGCTGTAACCGATGGAAATGCTGCACCTACTGCCTTAGCTATCGCAGCCAATATGACTGTGTGGTTTGAAGTGGCTTACGCTGCAGGCAGTGACATTTACGTGGAATAACCTCCATGGCAAGATTATATTATAGAGGTAATCTATCTTCAGCAATTTTTCCAATGACCCTGGCAGACGCTGGACGCACTGTTATTAACCCTCAGTACGATCAGAATTTTGATAGGCGCGTAGATCCTGCTGGGGAACAAAAATCTGTTGGTATTCCACAAGCCATCTTTATGGAAAATGTGGTACCCACGGTTTCCGGCTACCAAAGTGTTGGATATAACATGCGTAACTCCATGCCCCCAGAATCTGGGAGTACAGGAGTTATCACTGTAGTTGACTGTTTTCAGGCAGCTGATGTAGGTGCTGGACGTGCCCTTATCTTAGCAAGAAACGGCACAGTGAGTTCCTATGCTGACGTAGTATCCACTAATATAGGGGCGTCCATTAGTTGGCAATATGCCTTAGGAGATATTCCTTCTGGCGCAAGACACTATACTGCGTTTGTTCGGGGCACTCATTATTGGTCCGATGGCACAGATCTATTCTCCTATACAATAAATCCCACCACAAAACAAATAACATTTACAAATATTTCAGGCAGTGTCACAGGAGTTACTCCCTCCGATATCAAGTGTATTGTAAGCTCTTATAACTATCTAATTGCTCTGCTGAATGATGGATCAATCGCTTGGTCCTCGACAACTACCCCTACAGATTTTACTCCTTCTCTAGTTACTGGCGCCGGATCAGAGACACCATCTGGTGCTCAGGGGGCTAATTTCTTAAAAGAACACCCATCTGGGTTTTACATCTATTGTGATAATAGCATTGTCTTTGCACAATATACTGGGAATGCTCGCTATCCTTGGAAGTTTGTTCCTGTCGCGGACTCAGGAGGTTACGCCAGTCCATACCAAGCTTTCGGTGGATACAATATTGGAGTTCAATACGGCATTGATAACTCTAATAAACTTCAGGTAATTGAAGGAAACAAAGCTTCCCTAGTTGGCGGTGAGATATCCACATTCCTTGAGCGCAAAAAGAATAAAGACGTATTTGATTACACAACTAATATATTTAGTAAGATAAATGGGTTTGTTCAAAAGGCTATCAGCTTTGTATTAGATAGATATATTTTTGTATCTATTTCTTTTGGGACCCCCAATGCTTATACTCATATATTCGTATATGACGTACTGTTACAGAGATATGGCATACTGAAAAAAGATCATACCTTCACTGTATCAGATGACCAGGGCATTACATTAATCCCTACAAGCCCCACACAAGCTGTTTATGCCGTGTCATTCGATGTCTATGATTCACAAGCAACTATCCAGGGTGTTTTACTTTTAGGTAAGTTCCAATTTGTGCGGGACAAGGCACTTCAGTTACAGGAAGTAATTTTTGAATGTGGCCTCGACCCCGATCTGGCAACACAGAATATTGAGATTCTAGACTACCAAACGGATGATGGAAAGACATTCCTACCTCCAGTAGTTTTGCCCCTAACCACATCAACAGAACTTCTAAAGGCTGATTGTTTTCTTACAGCCAAAAATCATTCTATCCTTCTTAAGGGTGCCTTTGATATAAATACAATTGAACTGGTAGCTAGGGTTGCAGGGGAAAGAACATGAATAATGCCCTTCCTGGTTTTGTAGATACTGATGTAAAGCAACTACTTGAGACTGCTGGTGTTGCTTCATTCGTGAGTGATACTGGCTTTTATCAAGTAATCAATGGCATCTTAGTTCAGGTCGGTCGCACAGGAGTAGTTTCTTCTGGGGCCGTTATTCCCTTCCATGCAGGATTTACCAAGCAAGTCCTTGGAGTTTTCGTCACCCCTATAAGCAGTTCAGTCATCTATGAAACTGGAGTGAATACAGTGACTTTGACAAACTTCAAGATTTATTTACCTGGTGGCCCGTCAGCAGTATATTGGTTAGCCCTTGGGGTATAAAATCCCCTCATGAATACATTCAGTGTTTTGATTAATATCTTAACATCCCCTAAGTATCAGGAGAATTGAATTATGGCAGTCCCTCAACTTCCACCTACCTTTGGACAAACTTTTAGTCAATCTCTAGCTTCAGGGCTCGGCACAGATATTACTGGAGGACTTATAGGTAGTGTTCTCCCAGCATCCAGCACCACAACTCAATCAGGCACAGCCACATCAAGACTTGATCTTTCTCAAGAAGGTTACGATAAAGTTGTTCGTGATATTCTAGCAAGTGATGCTGGCCTGGCAGCCCTTGCAACCGGAGAAAATCTTTCTGGCGGTTATGGTTCCTCAGTAAAAGCACAGCTTGCTCAAGATCTTGTTTTAAATATTGCCGGGGAAATGGCTAAACTCACAGCACCCACAACTCAGACTAGTCAGTCTAAAAGCAAGACTAAGAAGAAAGTATCAGTAATCTGTACTGAACTGGTCCGGCAGGGTAAACTTCCTCCAGCACTTTACTCTCTAGGACATTCTCACTTCCTATCTCTTCATCCGCAAACTGTTGCAGGTTATCGTGTGTGGGCAGATAAAGTTGTGCCCCTAATGAGGAAGTCAAAGCGTCTATCTAACTTCCTTGCACCCATTGCAATTGCTCGTTATCGGATGGTAGTTCTTGGAGAGTTTAGTATTCTCGGGGCCGCAACTATTTATCTGGGCCAGCCTATCTGTTTCGTAATCGGTGGCTTCCTCTCCAAAGAAACTCAGGAGAATCTGAATGGCGACCTCAGCACAACTACTCGCTGATATCCAGAAGAAAACACAAGAGCAGCTTCAAAACAATGAGGCTGCTTTTGTCGCTTCTCAGTCTGGAGCTAATGCTGCTGCCGCACTTTCAGAAGCATCTGCTGCAACTCTTAGGGCAACCGCTGATGCTCAGGCTACTGTCATTCGTGAGACAATGCTTGCGCAACAGAAAGTAGAGCAAGCTAAGAGAACTGCTGCACTTGCCGCAGGGTATGATCCAGCCACAGGTGCGGGCCCGCTTCTAGATAGAATCACTGCGATTAATCAGAAGGGTGCAGAGGTAATTGATCTTACCAAGAAACTTAGGCAGGAAAGATCAGTAAAAATCTGGGAAGATCCTATGGCCTGGATGCAGGCTAATTTTCTTTCAGACACTGAAGAACAAACTATACTTGCTGCCAATGAACTAGAAACTGAGGCAGGTACTCTGAATGCATTAAATAATGCAGTTCAGACTACTGCTCGCACTGCTGAAGCTACTGCACAAACTATCACTGCTGCTAAGATTGAAGCTTCTGAAAAGGTTGCAGCTACTGATGCAATCCTGAAAGCTAATCAGGCGGAACAAGAAGGCATCCGTTTCCGAACTGCCGCAGTAACTGCTCGTGCCGAACTCTCCAATGCTAATCTAAATGCTCTACACACACTTCGTGGAGCACAACTTGCAGAGCAGAATTACCAATTAAATCTGCAGCAAGAAGCTCGCATGAGGGAGCAATTTAATTGGCAGAAAGAATACAAACGCATTCAAGACGAAGAGAAGAAAACAGAGAAGGATCTGGAAGGTTACGTAGTTGATACCATTAATTATGGAAATAAATTACTGGGCCGCCCAGAACTTACTGGTATGGATGCGAAGGCAATGGTCCAACTCTTCAAGAAAGGTGGATCAGAAGAGCTTGCTCGCATCTACCAGATTGGTTTGTCCTACCGGATGAACCCAAAAAATCCCATCATCGGCGCCGACCCAACTTCTGCATACGATAATCTAGTTTCCCTACAAGGTAATGTAACTGAAACACAGAAAGCAGTTCTTGAAGTGATGCGGGATGTTCGTGAAACATTACCTCGTACAGCTTTTGATCCGAAGACTGGCAAGGTGGATGCAAAGGCTTATAACAAAGCAATCCAAGATACTTTCTCTGCACAGTTCCAAGCTATTCGTCCAGGATCAGGAAACCCATTTGATGTTGGTGATGTAACTCCATACGTGCAGGCATCTTCGGAACTTCAAGCAACTCCGTTCGCACAGAAGATTCTTCTACCTGCCATAACTGCTAAGCAACCTCTGCAAGATCCCAAGATTCTAATTGATATGGGTATTGAGGCTGCCAAGCGTGGTGAACTTTCTGTACCTGAAGTGATTTCTGGGATCATCAATACTTACCAAAGGGCCAATGCAATCAATCAGGCGGGGCGAGGATTTGTAAGTTTTGGAATTGTTCCTCCCCAAGGCGGCTTAGCTTATAATGCTCGACTTGGTTTTGGGGTCAATGTAAATCTGACTGACCCAGTTGCAGTTGGTAGGTATATCTCTATCGAACTCGCTAAATCTATGTCAGGTAAATTTAATCCTGGCGGGCCCATTCGTGCTGCCGCAGATGATTATTCCAAATTCAAAGAGATTAAGTAATGGCCGGCGAAACCACAGTACCAGCATATATCATCGCAGCCGATAATCACAACATCGGTAATGTTCGCATGTCCTGGGCAGACCCAGATGCCTGGGAACGCAAGATTGGAAACATCGGTAAATACGCTGCGACCTCTATTCTCTCAGGAGTTAACTCAATCTATAACAGTGCTGTAACTGTAGGTAATGCTCTGGGCGGAGATTTTGAGGAGAATAACACTGGACTGTGGTTATCACAAATTGATTCTGACCTGGGCCAATATTACCGAGGAAACCAGGAGGCAGTTGAACTTGGTGGATTCATTGCAACCTCTCTGATTCCTGGCATTGGGGGTATTAAACTGTTCAATGCTGGGCAGAAGGCACTGGAAGTTGGAATTAAAACTGGTAAGATTGGGGGTAATCTTGCCAAGGCTACTGGTCTTCTGGTTCCGAAAACCTCTATGTATCTGGATGCTGCGGCCGCATCAATTAATTCTTCCACCACTACCCTAAAACTCCTGAACGCGAATACTACTAAAGCTATTGCTTCAGGATTCTATCAGAACGTTCTAGAAGCTGCTGCCTTTGAGACGGCAGTTCAGGTAACAATGTTTAAATCTCCTATCTTGGAACAACAAGATGTTGGAGATATTGTAGGTAACATTGCTCTTGGTGGCGTAGTTGGGGGAGCTATTGGTGGGGCATTCAATACTGCTCGTCTATTTGGTAAGATCAAACAAGCTGTTCGTATAGAGGATAAAGCTCGACTTCCTTTTATTGATCGTCCAGCATTGGCTTCTGCTACCCCTGCATCAGAAAGAATCATTCACTACACTCTAGATAGTGAGATGGCCGCTGTCCCAGTAACTTACAAGAATGCTGCTGGTGAGGTTGTCGAGAATAATTTCGCAGTCAACAATGTTCTGTATAAAGATAAGATCACTAAAAACTTTGGAGATACTCGGGCTGGGTTTGTAGAACTTACAGGTAAAGATAAGCCTCTTGGGAATTTCATGGCATCAGTCATGACTCCTGAACTTAAGGATGGTAAGTATCTTCCAGGATTTGCACAAAGGTATTACGATAATATCAATGGAGCAATTGGGATTACTCGGCCCGGTCAAGTTCTCGGTATTGAAGAAAAAGTTGCTGCACAAATTAAGGCTGGCGCCACTCCAGATAAGAATCTTGCAGTCCGGTTTATCAAACTACATGGAGAAGACGTAGGGGATGTTCTTGCTACTCCGCCTCGCGTACTCACCATTGCAGATGTAATTGGTGAGAAAACTGATATCCTGAAGTATGCTCGCAAACAAAACTTCTCACCTAAGCTAGATGCAGCAAATACCTGGAGTGTACTCTCCCTAAAGGGGCTTAAGAATCCAGTAGTCCAGGCTCAGGCACGATATGTGTGGGCCGACCAAATTCTTAAGGAAGTACCTGTAGGTTCCACAATTCATAAGTACGATATTCCAGTTCTTGAGCGAGCATGGAAGGATGGTGTCTATGAACTACGTGTGGTATCTGGTGAAGGTCCATCATTGGAAACTATCACGATTGGTACGAAAGAAGAGCTTCGCAGAGTCATTAAGGAAAGCAAAGAGGAATCTGCGAATCTCCTTATGGAACGGCTATCACTGAAGAAATCAGGTAAGGTTCCAGTGGAAGAATCTGAGGAGATGATTCCTCTTCTCACCAACACTCGCAAATCTTATCTTCATGCTAATCCTTCTGAGAATGAACTAGATGATCTCTTTGCTTGGCAATCAGCAACTCGTGATCTCCAGAAGAAACTAGATGCTCGTGGCATTGCTAAGACCACTGATGAGTACACAACTGAAACAATCTTCCAACCATCATATGCTCGTGTAGTATATGATGTAGATAACGCTGCAACAGAGATTACTGAGAATGTCCTTGATGGAATTGCTTGGTACAAGATGAAGCAGCGGATGTATGTTGATGATTCTAAGAGAGTAGTTGCTAAGATTGCTGGTGGTTATAGTGAATCTCTTCCGGACATTCCTGATACGGCTCTTATCCAAGCTTCAAGAACCGGTTCTGGCGCTGGTCTCTTTTCTTCTGAGAATTCTAATTACGGCACTATTGGCTCTGCCATGGCTTGGATTGGATCTATTACTCGGGAGATGAAAGTTGCAGCTCGGAAGAAGATTTCAGATGAGTTGCAAGGATCACTGGTTGCTCTGGCCCAGAAGCAAGAAGCGGCCTTTGAATTTGAAAGTATCAATCAGAGAGTTACCAGAAGTGGCCAACAGTGGGTACGCACATCTATTGATGATGAGCATTACCTAATCACTGATCGGGCGCGCCGGGCATCTCAGAATCAGGAAACTGGTGAGATTGACTTCGATACAGTATTTGCAGAATTCCCAGAAGATCTTATCCGGATAAAGAATGCAGAAACCACTAGTGCTATTGATGCACATATT